ATGCAAAACATATTGAGGCGGTATTGGTATTCTTTTTTTCCCTTTATGGATTGGTATATCTGCGTTTTCTGTTGGATTGGTGTTTTCATAGTATTGATACTTGGTTGCATACTCAAACATTTTACCAAGAACGCGTATTTCATCTTCAACTGTTTTTGATGACACTTTTGATTTTGCCATTCTATAAACAATATATCTATCTATATCAGCTGCATTAATTTCAATAAACAACTTGCGATTTTTTTCTAACCTCATGTAATCATTAAATCTATTAATGTAGCCTAGTTTTTGTTTAGTGTATGCTGTGTTTTTTGACTTTGAAAGCATGTTTATTTTATATTTTTCACATACATCGTGTATGGTCATGCGTTGATTCTGTGGGATGTTGTTCTTTTTAAAAAAAAGCTCTTCATCCCACTTTTTCTTCAGCATCTTTGCTAGCTTAAGGGATGCGGTCCCAGTGCTTCGCATAATTCTATTGGGCGGTGTACCTTCCGTGTACCACCAATTTGGACTATCTCCTCTGCGATAAAGCCTACTCAATTTTCTATTCCATTAATAATAATAGACTTGCTTAACACTTTTACTGGTTTTGACTTCCAATCTAATAATAAATAGCAAATAGTGTTGCAATAAGCACCTTGATAAACATACCTAACTGGGATGACCATATAATGCAACCCTGCAACCCACTTAAGAGAATCTAAAACAGTAGGTAGGTTTCTAGTCATTTTTTTTAATTCTTTTAAGGTATCTTTATCAATAACTTCATCAACAGGGTGTTTGTCGGTTAGGTGCCAATTTCCTACAGAAAGAAATTTATTTTTATAAGTTTCAGATTCAATGTTTATAATTTTTGCTATCTTTTCATATCCTTCAGCTTTGGATACTTTTCTCTCTGTCGGTTTTAAAGAAAATATATTTTTTATTTCTACTGTTGTTTCCATATCGGCTTGAACATCGTCAAATTTCATTTTTTGTAGCGGTTGGTTTTCTATAACATTTTTCAACATAACCAATTCGCGTTGTTGTTGTTCAATTTTGTCTTTTTGTAAATCAATGATATATTTAGCATCTAACATATCCACATCCCTTGTAATTTCAATATTATCATCTTTAACTGAGACTTTCTCGTTTAAATTTTTAATATTTGGTTGTTTTTGTCTTGTTTTTGTTTTTAAAACTGGGCTTATATAATCAGTTATTTGGGTATTGTTTTCGTTACAATACCTTTGTATCACTGACATTGGCATTCGTTGTCTAGCTTTCCAATTTGAAACCGCTGCGGGTGATACTTCAAATATTTTAGCTAGCTCTGCATCTGAGTAAATTTCTCTTTCTAATTTTATTTTATTTAATATAAATTGTATATTCATAACAAAAAGTGTTTTTTATTTCCAAAATGTGTATTAACTTCACTAAGCTTGTGTATCAATTACATAAACACAATAACCATACACAAACATACACAAAAGAACACAAAAAAGCAAGAAAAAGGAATATAAATGGCAGAATTTCTAACAGTTTCACAGGTTGCCGATGAGCTAAAAGTGTCAACAGGTACGATTAGGCAGTACATACAAACAGGAAAATTGAAAGCTAGCAAACCAGGTGGTAAGAAATTTATCATCTTAAAAGCCGAGCTTTTGAGGTTTGTTAATAAAGCAACCTATAAACCATTAGCTACTCTTTAATTATTAGTTCTGTAACGTTAGTGAAAGAACTAATAATTAAAAGGGAGCAATGAAAAAAGCAGAATCAGTAGCAAGAAAAGAATGTGCCAACTATAACGGTGGCAAATGTCTAGGAGTTATGTTTACAAGAATTAATGGCAAAATAAATGTCAAGGTTGACAGCAGTTTTGCAGGCAAGGATTGTTCAAAACAACTAAACAAATGTATATACTTTAACAACGTAGTAATAGGGAGCAAAATACATGCCTAAAGAAGATGATTTCGTTTTAAAAATGCGAATAGAAAAAACAACGAAAACTACCGAAGAAGATTTAAAAAGGTTTTATATAACGGTAAACAGAATGGCAGAAAATTTAGGATTTAATGTAATTGCACCCAAAGAAAACAGCCAACACCTAGCGCTTAGAGGAGACACAGAGAATGAGTGAAGAAACTTTAGCCTTAGATGAACTTCACGATGAAGTAAAAGAAACCGATATTAATGAACTTCATGCAGACCAAATGCTATACAAAATAGCTCAACTAGAAAAAGAAATTGAGGAAATAAAAGAAAAGCAAATGGCATCTGCCGAGTTTTATGACAGAAGGATAGAATCGGTTTTAAAACAAATACAATACAGAGCAAATTTTCTTGAATCTTTTATGATGCAAAAATTAAAAAGTTCAAATAAGAAAACTGCAAAAATGCCCAACGGAACCCTTAGAGTGACGTCTAGGACGGTAAAGCATTTTGGAGAAAATAGCGATTTAATCAAGTTTTCTTACGACAACAACATACCGACTAGGGTTACGGAGAAACCCGACAAGAAAGCGATTTCTAATTTTATAAAAGAAACTGCACATGCCCCAAATGATTACGAAGAAAGAATAGAAACATCGTTTTCTTACAAGACAAACAACCAACAATAAGGAGAGAATATGCCAGTAAAAATAAAAGGAAAAGACTATCGCACTGTAGCAGAGCGCGTAGAACTTTTTCATCAAAATCACAAAAACGCTGAAAAAAGCATTACCACAGAAATACTGCACAACGATGAAAGTACGGTAATGATGAAGACTACTGTTACCGTAGGAGACTCTACCTATACGGGGCATGCCGTTGAGGTTTATAATAGTTCCATGATTAATAAAACGTCTGCATTGGAAAACTGTGAAACTTCAGCAATAGGAAGAGCTTTAGCTAGCGCAGGGTTAGGTGGAACTGAATTTGCATCTGCTGATGAAGTTACAAATGCTATTGCCCAACAAAATAAACCCGCAGCAAATAATGGCGCTAGCAATGGAGTCCCTAAAGTTAGAAATCAAAATATTCTAACCGAAGAAAATAGTGCAAATACACCTACAGATTGGAATAATGGAAGAGAGAGTGCTATCAATTTTGGAAAACATAAAGGAAAAAAATGGAAAGAAGTACCAAGAGATTACTTGATATGGTTAGCTGAAGGCTCGGACAATGAGCAATGGAAAGCGATGGCAAATGCTGAGATTTTACTTAGAGTTACAGAAGGAGCAGAAAAAAGCAAAGAATCTAAGAAAGAAACGGAAAAAAACGCAGATGTATCTGCTGGTTGGATAGTTGAAGAAAAACAAGAGTCTATGGCGCTAGCGACAGAAGACGATGACGATTTACCATTCTAGTTATGACACAGAAGAATATAATACTCGACTATTTAAAGAAAAATAAAAGCATTACCTCGTGGAAAGCTATACAAGACTTCCATATTACAAGGGTTGCTGATGTTATTCTTAGATTAAGGCGAGAAGGACACAATATAGAAACTCAAAAAATCACCCACAGAAATTCTAGGACTGGAAAAGTTACACAATACGCTAAATACGTTTATCACGAACCCATTATTGTTGGAGATAATTATTCTCTTGCGTTGGTCTAGACTCGACAAAAACAAAGGGGGCATACCTTTTGCTCCACGCCCCCTTTGTTGGGAGTTAATGAATGCCAAGTAGGAGCAAGCAAAAAGGAAACCGATTTGAAAGAGAGGTAACCAACATTGCTAAAGAATACGATATAGATTCACAAAGAGCATATGCAAGTAACGGTTTATCTCTCGGACACTCAGAAGAAGTTGATGTGTTATTAAGCACACCCAATAAAGATTGGCGAGTGCAATGTAAAGTAAGAAAAAATATAGCAAGCTGGATAAAGCCCGATGCTAGCGTAGTAGACCTTCAGGTTGTTAAGGAAGATAGGGGTACGATATATGCTGTGTTGCCTTATGAAGATTTTCTTGAGTTAATAGCAGATGATGAAGAATATAGAAATAGCGCTCAAGAAAAACATGACGATGAAAGAGATTATCACAAAGCAAGAAGAGAGGATATAGAAAATGGAATCAAACAACAGCTTTAAAATTGGAGATACGGTAACCGCAACAACTATAGGCGAAGATGGGAAGTCAATATTCGTAAGTGGGGAGATTGCTTCTTTGACAGACAAATACGCCTTTTTATTAAAAAAATTTCCTAAGGTACAACATTTTTCTGTAAAAATAGAAGATATTGTAATTAGGAATAAATAAAGGAGAATACATGCCAAGAAAAAATGGAAAAGCACCTGCATTTATGTTATATGCTAGCGACTTTGTATCCGATATGAAAGTACAGCTTATGAACATGGAAGAAAGGGGTATATACATCACCTTATTACTTTATCAATGGATTGAGGATTCTTTACCTACAGAAATAAGCGAACTGAAAGAATTGTGCAAAAATCACGAGAATTTTGAACAAGCTTGGAAAAAGGTTAGCAAGTGTTTTGTTGAGAAAAATGGAAAGCTATACAACCCAAGACTTGAGGTTGAAAGGAATGAGCAGAAGAAAAGAGCAGAAAAGAATAGTAAGAATGGAAAAATAGGAGCAATGAAGAGATGGAATAAGAAAGAGAATAGCGAGGCTATAGCCACGCCATTGCCTTCTAATGAAATAGAAAATGAAATAGAAAATAAGAAACCTAAAAAAGAAAATAAAACAAACGAATACTTAAAAGAATTTGAAAATGAATTTTGGACACTTTACCCAAGGCG